CCCGCCGCTAGCATTTTCGCCGCCGTCATCATGGCAAAGCCAAGCCAACTAAAGTGACCAATCAATTCAAGAAAAACTGCGCTATCTATTGGCGTACTAATTGCTGACGATATTAAAATGCGTTGCGCTAGGGGCCGCCCAGTGAACGTGTAAACATACCAATCCACCAGCTCTGAAATTAAAAAAGCAGCCAAACTAGCTAACGCAACATAAGGGTCCGCCATCAGGTAACTTAACGCCGCTCCAACACCCATCGCCGCTAAAATGTGATGACCAATTTCACGTTGAGCAAAGTCCCGCAGAATAAAAACCGCGCCAACTACTAATGACATGGGCGGAAACATCTCTCCCCATATTGGAACCAAAGGAACATAAACAAAGCCAATGTTCACGGCAACAATTGCAGCAACATACGCCGCAGTAAACTTGTACTGTTTCATATTAAACTCCCTACTTAGATACAAAGTATACTTCTACCTTGGACACCAACTCACGTTGCCGGTGCAGCGATGCGCGTATGTCAGGTAAATGCAGATCAGTAGCGTCAAAAATCTCACGCATGGTCAAGGGTTTTCCTGCCTCTTCCAAAACATCAAAGATCTTTACGTCTATATCATCCTCATGATCATTCACCTCGGCCTCTGGCTCCGAAGTTGGAGTTGGCTGTAATTCATCCGCCGTTTCCGCCTGAACATTAACCACGCGCCATGGAATTTGATCACGCTTGTCAGAAAAGTTAGGCAAAACCTGCGCGTGAACCGCAGTGCCAGGGCTGAGTTCCATCTTGTCTACAATGCGAGAATTAATAAACACCCCCTCGCCATTAGCCAGCACCCCAAAGGCACTGCCCGAGTAGGTCAACTCTTCAACCAATACCCGCTTGGTATCTACTATCATATTCTATATCCTTCTTGTCTTAGACTACTTACAAACTGTTTTAATTCTAGTCGGGCCTGATACAACTTGTTCTTCGCATCAGCCCCAGCACCTGTCTTATACGCTTCGGGCTCAAGATTATCTACCATGCGCCGCAAATGTTTTAGTTCTACTTCTTGTGCCGGTGTCATCCCGTACATTCTCCATCATCCTCTTGGCAAAGGGCGCCCACCTCCTCGTTAAAGATCCAATCGCCCTGCCGTTTTACAAAATTACCAACATCGTCATAACTTCTGCGCTTGTGAAATGTCCCCCCTATCTTCTTCTCCATTGCCGACCACCACTCCATACGATCCGGATGCTCTCGCCACATCATCGCCAAAGTAGCCTCGCTCTTCAAGAAACAACCATCACAGTTGCCCTTCGCCGTCACACCATTCGGACCAAACAATCTCAAATCAAAAGGCTGTTGCTTCCAGAAATCCATGACCGTAGCCTTGGTTGCTCCCGCATCAGCCAGTGGATACCAAAACACCCACCGATCTTTGCTGTCCCCACGATTAATTCTGCGGGGCTCGTCAGCTCGGATGCCAATGCAAGCATGCCAATGTTTCCAACCCACAGAAACCAAATAACGCTTGATTGTTCTGACCTTTAACTCTGCCGTGCAAAATCTAGCCACTGCGTTTGGCAAATAAGGTTTGTATAACAGTGTCTCGAACGGCTCACCGTTTCGCGCAGCGGAGTTGTGACTCACCTCTTTAAACGTAACCTTGTTATCAATCCGGTCGTACTCCAACCACTTGATCGGCACGTTCCACCGGTCACCACACTCATGCACAAAGTCTAATGTCTGAGGCATTTCTCGACCAGTGTTGGCAAAAACAACCTTGCATCGATCAGGCAACCCGCCATTCTCTTCTAAGATCTTGTGAAGCATATACCCACTGGTCCTGCCCCCCGAAAAACTTATTAAAACGTTGCCTTCGGGCAATAAATACTCTGGCATTCTCTGCGTCCTTTGATATACTTTTTATGAGGGGCGGCTTATTCAACTGAAACCTTACCTGCGCTCAGTTTGATCGTTACAACTCCGATGTTCACCGCCGCCTCTCACCATCACTTAATGATATCTATACCATGTCTGAGCGCCGCGCGAATTACGCTCTTGCGTTGCATGTTTAAGGCAGCGGCAATCTCATTTGCGTTGCGCCCCTGCTTAGTCATGTTCATGATGATNTTAGAATTTAACTNNAATGGGCGCCCCTGCTTGGTAGCAAACCTGCCANTGCGCCCCTCAACAACCTCATTTTTAATGCCGTAATTNGGACCTCGATACCCATATTGTTCCAGCATCCGCTTGTTCTCCGCAGCGGCAACGTCCAATACTCTCTGTCTTCTTTCTGATGCATTCACAGTTTGTCTTCCCTCTCGTCAAAATGATGGGCCAACCTACGCAACTCAGTGGCTATGCCCTTGGTTATAACACCCGTAAACAATGGCCGGCGGTCCTTCTCCAAGACCGCCTCACCAGCTATCAATGCAAACGTGGTATCAGTTAATTCAAAGGTCAGATGAGCGACCTTGAAATGTTGTCGCGGCGCCCCTGGATGCCGCGACTTTGCCTTAACGCTATGCGTACTCATCATCAGGCTCCACTTCGCCAGAACCATCACAATTCTCACAAGCAACCCACTCAGCTACCGGCTCTAACGTTTCGCCAAACCGCTGGTACAAGGTCTTCTCAACCATGCCCTTGTGACCAGTGTAACTGCACTCCGGACACTCAATCATGCGGATCACCAATCCTTTGACCCGTGTCCTTGTAATAGTTTTCCGCTAACTCAGCATAAAACTGAGACAACGCTATGCACATAGAGTCATTATCCTCCATGTCCAAAACCTCATGCAACCGTTGATGCACGTACTTAGTAGCAACGGTGCTTGCGCCCCAAGTGTAATCAAGCATCAGAAATCTCCCCGATAATAAACCGATCTGTTCCATCCATCGAACTCAATCCAATCAGCCGCTAAATCAAACTTCTTAGCGTACTCCTCCCTTTCTGTATGGTGACGATANCNAGGGTCTGCGTCCTCCGTTAAATCATCGCGGATCTTAGCCGCAATCTCCCGCAAATTATCAGAAGATAAATACACCTTCATAGGGTTTTCGTTGTACTCATCAGGGCTTGCATAGCTCTGGTTAATTAACTCATGCAAATCCCANTGCTTGCGCCAGTACTGGATCTCCAACCGGACCGAGGCAATAGGCCANCAAACCTCAGAAGGACGCAACTCTGCGTCCCCCGTCTTTACGTGACCGACCGCTTCCGTTGGCCGGTCAACAGCCTCATACTTTCCCTTCACAACACTCGTTGTAGTGTTGTTCCGCTCCGCAATTAAATATGCATCNAATCCCATTACTTCTCTCCTTNNTNNTTACAAAATGCNTTCAATCCACCCGCAGCGGTCCACTCATCAGGCGGCATGTTGTCCCTGCCCCATGTCTCATCATCAATGAGAGCATCAATCTCATGACAAATCTTAACCAATGCCCTAAAGGTAGGGTGNGGATACTTGTGTGGACACACCCCAACAGCGGCATACGCCGCGTTNTTTAAANNNNTCATGCGTTTTCTGTAATCATACTCGTCAGTCATTCTCTCTCTCCTTCTATAAAACTACTGATTAATCCTTGCGCGACTTCCGAGACAATCGCGTTCCCGTAGGCGCGGCATCGTCCCACGCGGCCGGCAATCCCATTAGCCAGCGGGAAAGTGCTGGGTTCAACTGGCCTCCACTTGGCATCTTTGCAGAAGAGCCAATCAACATCTCCCCAGATGCCGTTAACCTCGCCCCGTAATGATCCCATCCCGCTAGCCTCGCCGCGTCCGCTGGGTTCAACCCCGCATTCATCCCCCGACGAACCTTCGCGTCCGGTTCCTCGCCCCGACCGTTGTTGGTTGCATTCGGGGTCGGCCATCCGCGAACCACCATCTTCGACAGTTGCGTCAAACTCGATCCGGACATCCCCGCCGTAATTCCCGTGCCGCCCCGCGTCCCGTCCGATGCCGATGGCGTTGTCCATCCCGCTAACTGTGCCGTCACATCCAATGTATCCGTGCTGATCTTGCCGTTCCGAATGCGTCCACCCTGATACCCGCCCTTGTGATCCCGTGTGGTCGGAGTGGGCCACGAACCATAAACGTTGCCTGATGTGCGGCGCACCGAACCCCGCAGCACAGAGATCGAACGGTGCAAAGGCGTAGCCCTCTCCTTCCATGTCAGCTTGTACAAGGTCGATCCAACCAAGGCCGTCTTTACTCGCAACCTGTTCTCCAAAGACCGTTGCAGGTCGGCACTCGCGGATGAGGTGGAACCAGTCTGGGAATAAGTGCCGCTTGTCAGCAATCCCCTTTCTCTTGCCTGCCCCGCTGAAAGGCTGGCACGGACATGATCCCGTCCAGACCGGTCGGTCATCGTCCCATCCCGCACCCCTGAGTGCGTGGCTCCAGACGCCAATTCCTGCGAAGAAGTGGCACTGAGTAAATTCAAAAAGTTCCTCTGGTCTGACATCACTAATACTCCTCTCGTCCACTACACCATCCGCAATTAACCCCGCACCAATTAAGTTGCGGAGCCAATCAGCGGCAAACGGATCTATCTCATTGTAATACGCACTCATGAAAACAACGCCTTCAATTTCTTGGCGGCTTCCAATCTGTTGCAAATGTCATCCCACTCAGCATCATCGCATGGCACATCATCCGACTGAATGCCTTCCTGATGCTCAATCATGTGATCAATCGCCACCTGTAAAACGTTGTACTCAATGCCCGAAAGAGCCTTAATTGTAGAAGTACGAACGTCCTGATCTAAATGTCCACGCACTACTGCATGAATAAGATCAACTGTATTCGGACTAATAATCGCCATCGTCCATAGCCTCCCATAATCTAATGTATGCATTTACGAAATTGCGCTGACAGTGAGACAGGGTGGACGCATCCTCCAAAGCCAAATCCATGGCATCGCCAACATAATCACCAAAACCATTCTCATTAATCCACCGCTCGTATACAGCAACCAACAAAGAACGAACCCCCGCAGTATTGCGAGGATCCGTAGGTGTGAACCAAAGCGAT